TTGAGCTACTTTTAATCCATACTCGTAGCTGTTTATTTCTACGGTTTCCCCGTCAAAGTTTGCTGGTAATAAGAATGTATCGGTTACTTTTTGTATAGGTATTAAAGAAACCCTGTCTTCATAACTATTTAAAACTTCTTCTACGATATCAACATTTGTAAACCCTTCATTGTCGTATGATATAACATCATCTCTTAGTGGTTGTTGTAGTTTTAATGCAGTTCCTGCTGATACTTTTTTTCTATTTGTAATTAAATAAGAATCATTATTTACTCTTAAATATGTTCTAAACTCTTGGATATCATTTGTTTCGTCATCTATATAAAATTGTTTTGAAGACATTATTCCAAAAGGTAATGCTTCTACTAATTTTGGTCTATTGTATTCAACTCCACCAATCTCAGTTATCCTAAACCCTTGTTCTCTTAAACTATAATATACCTCTTTTAAGTTTGAACTAACTTGAATTCTATTTTTACTAAATACTTTTGTAATCTCAGCACTCCAGTCAAGATATACAACATCCAAATTCGTTCCTATTTTGTATCCACCCTCGAAATCATCTAAAAGAGCACTACCATCTAAATTTAATCCACCACCTTTAACTAATCTACCTCTAAAATCAATATTGTCTTCATCAAGTGCTCTGTTATATTTATATGGAAATGTTCCTGCGTTTTCGAAATGAACCTTACCACCCGTTCTTGGACCTAAGTCATCTGTTTGCCAGATATCTCTTGGAAGATAACTTATGTTTGTTGTTCCAAAATCTTTAAGTAATCGTTTTATAAATAATCCCTCAGATGAAATCTTGTCTCCTGAAAAAGTATTATTGTTAGTTACAGTAAAATCTTTATCATCTTTAAAAAAAGGTATTGTTACTATTTCCCCATTTTGTGCTGCATTTTTTTTATCTTCAGTCTGATATTCACCAGGTCTAATAAATATATCAGTATCTGGTGCCATTCCATTAGATTCCGCATAAGTTAATTTTTTACTGGGTAGATATTGACCTCTATAATGTGTTGGTATTTGAGCTTCAAAAAAACTTTCAAAGACTATTCTCTTGCCAATCATTGATATATCAAATCCATTTGAATCATTTTCTGGTAATTCTAAAATATAGTTTTGAAGGTTTGGTTCTACATCCGGTGTATCAAATTTAAATTCTGCTGATTGTAAAACTTCATAATCACTTTTCAGTGGGACATTGACAATTGCCCTGTCTATCGTATCAAGTTGAAAGTTTAATGCACTTTCTATTTCAGCAGGTAATTGTTGATTGGTTCCGATAATTAATTCTGTTCTGTCAGGACTAATATCGTTAATATTGTATCCTGATTCAACAAATCTCAACTCTCTATCAAAATCTAATTCACCATCTTCATCGATAACAAAATATCTTAACTCTCCATTTATTTCTTTAGAACCAAATCGTTGGTCTTGTGGATATAATTCATCAGTAGAAATTTCATATAAATAAAATTGTTGTAAGTTTCCTGCAACTCTTTTAAA